CACTACTGTCCGGTTAAGCATCGATCAGCACCAACTGTCGTAAATTTATAGCAGGTTTTCGTTTTGGCGGAGGCGATGAATCGCCCAGTAGTTCAGTAATATTCCTTCGCTGCATGAGATTAATCGATACCAACCTTGCAAGCTGATGCAATGACCTTTTCGTTGGCATAAGCTTGTGTAACGCGACACATGGTTTTACTCACTGGGACACTTGGTTTTAGTATGTTTGAATTCAGCTTATTTGTACTTTAAGCAGTAAAAACCATCTGGGATCATGCCTTAAAACTCTCGCAATCACACGTTGTTTTGTAGCCATTTCCGTCCAGTGTGTGGGTGACGGATGTAGAGTGATAATTGCCCTCGACGCCAGAGCGGAAGCCTGTGAGAGCCAGTGGTGAGCCGGAGGCGATCAGGGCGTTGCCGGGCATGGTGACGTGTAGCATGCTCGCGCCGCGATTCAGGGCAGCCAGGCGTGCGGTGGCGGCGGCGCGGGCGGCTTGCTCATCGGCGAAGCTGCCGGGTACGCTGGTGACGGGCAATCCTGACGGCTTTCCTACACGAACCGGGATGCGCTTGGCTGTGCCGTGATCGTGGTAGTGGCCGATGGCTGCCACGTATTTGCCGCGATCCGCCAACGTTGCGCGCCATCTGGTCACATCTTGTGGCGTGAGGCTGATGCTATCGAGCACGCGGCCTGTGGCACTGACCGGTGTTCCCTTTTCGACAAACAGCAGATAATCGCGCACTGGTTTACATACTGCGCCGTAATCTTTGGCGAGGCGCGTTAGAAAATTCAGGTCGGATTCTTCGCGCTGATCCAGATGCGTGATCGGTGCGCCGATGGCCGGAGGGCTGCCCGTGGCATATTTATCGGCAATGCGCGGCGTGTAGCCATGCTCCTGCGCAATCGTTTTGCAGATGTCGGCAATGGCAATATTGTCCCATGCCCGGGTTTTGGCGCTACGCAGGGTATCGGCTTTGCCTCCCTTGGTTTTGCGTGATGACATATTCGCAGCTTTGGCACTGATGATCAGCGTGTCCGGCGGGCCGGATAGTTCATGTTCATCCACTGTCCATTTACCCATATCGGCAAGGCCGGTTTCCCGGTAGCCGAGGCTGATAGCCAGTTCTGCCCCCGTGCGTGGCAGGGAGATGGCTTGGTCACGATCATCCAGCGCGATCTTGACGCTATCCGACGTGTTGCCTGCCTGGTCGGAGATGGTGAGACGGATCAGCCTGTCACGAATTGCGGCGGTAAGATCGTTGCCATCTGCGCTGATGGAGAAATCCGGCGTGAATGCGCGCATCAATCCCACAGCCTTACGGTTTTGGAAGGGGTGACCGGCGTAGCCATCGGTGGCAGATTGATGATGATACCGGCGGCGAATACGGGGCCTTTTCCCGCCAGTCCGGGGTTGGCCTTGAGCACATCCACGGCGGCGGATTCTCGACCATAGAATTTGTAGCAGATAGCATCCAGCACGTCGCCAGCTTTGGTTCGGTATTGTTGGCTCATAGGGTCAAAACCTTTTCACCACAGAGGGCACAGAGGAAAATCAAAATCATTGATCTCCTCCATAGAATTGCAAGCGCATGCGGAATTCCACTTTGCGGGGTGCGCCTCCTGCGGCGAATATCGTGCCGGTCTCTTCGATGCGCTTGATCACCCAATCGCCGTGAATCGCACCCACCATGCCCCGGGAGGAAATCAGCGTCAGCGGCTTGCCATCGGCAGCGGCTTTACGCATCTCCGCCACCTGATCACCGGTTTTGAATTCGGCAGGGTAGATCACGCCGGAGAGTTCGATGGTTTCGCGCCCCTTGCCGGTATATTGCATGGCTGGGTCGCGGTCAATTCTCCCCTGTTCCTGCCAGCGATATTCCGAGACCCGACGCAGCTCCTGATAGGCCGCCGTGTTGGCGGCAAATTTGTACTGCCCGAGGGCCATCATCACTTCGTTGTTCAGCGCCATCGTCAACCGCCTTGAATATCAAACAGCGCGCCGCGTGTGCGGGCTGCGTGTTCGCGTTCTTTTTCGGCCATCGCATCAGATACAGCCGCCTTGACAGCCTGCGGATCGCCGCCGTCCACGTTGACATGCATCACATAACTGGCGCGGTTATCCTGATGGACAACGGGTGCTGCTGCCGCAGGTGATGTAAGTGCCATCGTTGCCGCCAGTGCGGCAGGGGCGGCTTTGGCAAAGACTGGTTTTTTTATGGTGTCGAGTTTTGTTTTGACGTGGTGGGTAACACTGGTTTTCTTATCTCCACCAAAAATAGCATTCCATGCATCGCCTACAAAACTGAATTTGTTAGTTAGCCAGTCCAGTTTTTTGCCAAACCATTTCGTCACCGAATCCCAGTTTTTATAAAGCAGAACGGCACCACCTGCGAGTGCTGCAACCCCGGTAATGACCAGCCCGATAGGATTGGCATTCATTGCCACGTTCCACGCCCATTGTGCGGCTGTTATCAGACCTACTTTCACCGCGCTGGCGGCATAGGCTGCGCCTGCCCATGCTATCCCTGCCGAGGTTTTAACCAGGCTGGCATAGTTCGTCACCATCGCAGTGTTCCAAGCCCACTGTGCGGCAGCAACGATTCCCAGTGTGCTGGCATACACACCAAACCCGATGGCAATACCACCGATAATCTCACCGATAACAGGGAACTTCTGGATGCCTTTAATGACCCAACCAATCAACGTGCCAAAGGCATGCAGAACAGGCTTGATCGCAGGCAATAACGAGCCTCCCAATACGTTTCCCAGTATGGATACATTCTGCGTCAGCATAGTCCACTGACCTGATGCACTATCTGTAAAGTGCTTGTAATCCGATGTGAGTTTGTCGTTCTTCGAGGCGACTGCATCATAGCCTGATTTCAAGCCATCAAAGTTATTGAGCAGTGCGCCAGCGGCTTTGCCTGCCTGAATACCCAGCTTTTGCTGAAGGAAAGCCAGTTGTGCTGTGCTATCGCCCACCCCGGCCATGCGCTCTTTCAGCGCGCCCATTGTGGCAATAAAATCAACCTGCCCAGAGGCCGTATGCTGCACCGATATGCCTAGCTTATCGCTCTTGATGGCCAGTTGTGACAGCAGGTCTGTAAACCCTGTGCCTGCCTGTGTTCCTTTCAAACCGGCACTATTCAGCTGGCCTATCGCAGCAGCCATCTGCGCAAATGGGACATGCGCAATCGAAGCAGCAGCAGATGCCTCTTTAATACCCTCACCAAGCTGCCCAAAATTCTTGATTGAAAACTTTTCCTGCGTTTTCAACAAGACATTCCCGATGCGCTGTAGCTTGTCATCTACAGTTCCGGATAGTGATTTGGAGAAGTTATTGAAGGTATCGCCAACAATCACACCAACCTCTTCGGCGTTACCGTTGGTTACTGTTGCCAGTTTGGATACGATTTCAGAACCGGCGCGCGATGCCGAAGCACTTAACCCGGCAGAATTCAATGAATATTCAATATCGAGGATCTGACCTTCAGTGGCCAGCGAATGTTGTGCAAAAGCGACAGCATGGCCAACGGATTGCGTAATCGACTTCCCCACATCCTTGGTATTCACAACAGTTCTCAGACGGATGGTCTTGCGCTCAATATCGAGCGATTTCCCAATCACCCTACCTGCGCCATACAACGCACCCGCTGCACCTATAGCACGGCCTTTGAGCGATGACAGCCTGGATTTGGCAGCCTGCGCTTTGTTGAGTCGCTCCATTTTTCGGCGTGTTTCATCCATGCTTCTGCCAAGCATTTTCTCTGCCTGGCCTAGATGCCTGGTATCAAAGCCCGCAGCCCGTAACCCAGCCCTTAATTTTTGCAGCTGTTCGGATTGATGCTGAAATGATGTTTTTAATCCGGCAGACTTGCGCTTGGCTCGTTCAAAATCTGCAATGAGTTTACGGGATGGCTTGTCTGTTGATTTAATCTCTTTAGCCAGAGCTGCCGTTTTGAGTTGTGCAGCCTTCATAGCTTCGCCTGTTTGACCCAGTGTCTTTTTCAAGACTCTGAATTCAGCAACCGATGCTTTCTGACTGCCTGTCTTCGCCAATGCATCGCCCAGCTTCCGAACCTTACCTTCGGCAGTATTAAATGACTTGTTGAATGACGAAGCCAAAACGGTTCCTATCGTAATGCCAACAGCTAGCGATTTTCCGATCATTGTGCTATCATCCCCTTATGCGCAAAGATTTTTATTCATCGATCACAGAGTGGGAGCATCACCCGAAGGTTATTATTGCGCTCGCGCATCTGATTCCACTTGGCATTGTCTTGCCTGCCGATAATCTGTTTGGCGCAATCATTGCAATCATGTTGCTTGCCATTCCCACCGCCCTGATCATCTTCATCCCGTATCTGGTATTTATCATCATCTCGGCTCTATGCCTTTCGCCGCTTCAATCCATTGCAGCAGGCTTTCACCGTTCAAATCCAGCAGTTCATTCATTCCCCAACCGGTAACACGGGCAAGCGCAACACACGCCGCCCGCGCATCGGATGGTTTCAGGACAAAAAACCGGAGTATGCCTTTTGTAGTTGGCCATAATCCACGCCGTCCAGTTCCAGTATCGTATCGCGACTGACTTCGCAGAGGTTGGCAAACATCGCCACCTCTTTTTCAGCTTCGCCCTCTGCTGCCTTGTCCGCTGCCAGCATATCGCGCACTTTCGGGCGGCGCAGGTTGAGGCTGGTGATCTGCTCACCAGCCACATCGATGGGGTATTTCAGTTTGATGGATTCCATCAGTCGATACCCAGATTAGTGCGGGTCTGTGCCAGTTGATCCACGCCGTCTACAATAAATTTCATATTCAACACATCAATTTCATGGATAACCCGGCCTGCTTGTGTATATTTGTAATAATCCACTGCAATTGTTACTTCATGCTTTGCGCCCTCTCCAGATTTCCATGTGCCGGGTGATGACGCTTTGATTATACCCCGCATCTGGACTTCTACTGGGTCAGATCCCCCGGACGCTATTTTCGTAATGCTGCCTTTGATTCTAAATGATGGTTTCTTTCCTGTAGTAACACCAAATAAACGCATAACATCAGGATCAAACTCACTAAATTTTATTTTACTTACCATCGCCTTTAGTTTTAAAGGAACTTCCACAGATCCGTTCATTCCACCTGATGAAAATTCTTCAGTGTCCCATTCTAGCGAAGGGAGTTCTGTTTCATCAGCCTTGCCTGCAAAGCCCTTGCTTTCAACGAATACGTTGAAATCTTTTAATATATTTGCCAATGCCATGATTTATGCTCCTTTGGGTTTACGTTTTTTTGTGATCTCTTCCAACGTGCCATCGGCCAAGAGAAATTGGGCGGCGCGGGGGTGGAGGGCGATGGTGTCGCCAACATTAAGGTGTGTGTTGTTGATGTGCGCCGGGCGCAGTGCTTTATATTCCTTCATTATCTCTCCTTTTAA